GACCGTAGTCCGACTTGATCGCGTGAACGAGCGAGATCAGACCATCAGCAGTCAGCGCCGAGGAATTGCCCGAGTTGGTGGTACCGACCGAGCCATTGGTCAGCAGACCTTCCGGCTTGCCCACCCCGTTACCCGACACAAACGCAAGACCCTCAGCCTTGGCAAACTGCTCGGCAAACTCCGCAGACATCTCTGCTTCGAGATCGAACACGGAATCTTCCAGCAATTGCTCAGAAATATCGACCAAAGCATAAAGCTCATGGGTCGGGATTTCTTCTTGGCCGGTTGTATATCCGGTCGTCTCAGCACGAGTGCCTTGCTCGGCCACCCACTGAGCGGTGAACGTAGCAGTACGCGAGGGCATCTTGATCGACTTTTGGGTCGTCTGACGCACACGAGCAACGGAGCGAACTGGCGAGATTTCGGTCACAGTCTTGAGCAGCTCGCGGACGTATTCCTCGGGAGCGAGGAAGCCACCCGAAGTATCGTTGCTCACCGACAGAGCCTTGACCTCGTCAGGCTCCATGCCTTCTTTGCCCTTACGCAGCCACTTGTCGAAAGCCTTAACAGCAGGATCGATCTGCTTCTGGTCGACACCAGCGCCAGGACGACGGAACATCGTCTCGAAGTTCGCCAGCTTTTCGCCGAACGACTTTTGATCGAGCGCAGCTTGGGTCGCCTTCTGATTGATCGACTCGAGCTTGTCCAGCTCTGCTTCGATGTTCGCAAGTTTCGCCTCAAGCAGAGGGTCAGCCTTGCCGCCTTTTTCTACCGCTCGCAGCCGTGCATCGTTTGTCGCCTTGAACTCTTCAAAGGCGGTAGCGATGGCATCAACGGCGTCTTTGATATCAGCCATGATTACCTCGTGAGAATAGATTTAAGACGCTGGAGAGAGTCCAGCACTTCGTGCTCGCCATCTGCGTCCCGCAGGCCTAGAGCTTTTGCGACGGCACTTGCCGCCGATTTTGATTCCGACCGTGACAGCCCACATTCATCCCGAAAGTGAGCCTCCCACTGCCGGACGGTCATATCCGCGCCCTTCACCGCGCTGACCCGAGCCTTCGGGTTCATTGGGAAGGTGACCGCAGAAATCTCCATCAGGTCGACCTCGGACAGGTATCGCTTCTTGCTGGTCTCGTCCCAGCGCATACCCTTCGGCTCGACCCGATAACCGATGGACAGCCCGTCTAAAGCGCCCATCTTCATTAGCTCGTACGCTTCCCGTCCGCGCTGCGTTCCCATTGCGAGACGGCCTTTGACCTTGAGCCCTTTGCGATCCTCTTCGATTGCCTCAAACACACCGATAGGCTCGTCCATGTTGTGTTGCCACAAGAGCTTGATGCCCTTTGCCCCGCGCTTCGTCAGCGACTTGGCGAATGCGCCTTCCTCGATTACATCGTTACCGAGGTCGACATTGCCGAATACGGAGCCGTAGCCCGTAAAGGTGCCGGTCTGATCGTCCTCTGCCTTCATCTCGGCAGAGATATTTAGCATCGCTTTTTCGTACATTGAATCCTCCGACTTGCCCGCGTACTGGGCATAACAGACGGCAGCGCGTTGATCTTGCTCGGGGAAGTCCGCGAGCATCGTATCGTTGCCCATGCAACGCGAAATGAACTCGTCTTGTGACTCGTCGGATCGTGGCTTCGGTAAAGGCATGGCGCAATCCTACAGTATGGGTGCAATTGTATCAATAGACGGTCTGACCGCCAGCTTCAGGCACACCTACGAACAACTGATCTATTTCTGACTGCGTTATGGGTCGCTTACGAGCGATCGCAAGCTCGACGAGATCCGCAAAATCTGCCGCGAGCCTGTTATCGATACGCGCTCCGAAAAAACCCCATTCCGGCTTTTCCGGAAACGCCTCTGCGTAGCGATACCAAGCGTCGTTCATTCGGTCGTTGTCGAAGATAGGGAGCCGCATTCTTGCGTCCTTTCTTAGCAATTTGTTCAGTTATTTCGTCGAATTTATCCACAACAGACGGAGCGAATCTAACGAGTAATTTCCGCCATACTCGTGGATTCTCACCGCTCGTCATGGCTATATAGTTCGCATAAGCCTCAGTCGTATGACCTACTGTAACGGACTTTTCATTCATCGAGGCTTTTGGAAACTTCTTATAGTAATTGATCCCATGACCGAAACCAGAAGAAGCGTTGGTAACCGCCTCTATGAAGTCAGAAAAGGTTAGACCTTCATCCCTAGATATGATGTTCAGCAGATTAGCAAGACCGTTATTGTTCTCAAAAGAATTGTCTCCGAGGTAATTCGCTCTTACCGCAGAAGCTACCAGACGTCGATACATCGCAGACGATCTTAGGCGCTCTCCGCCGATCTCTAATAGATCATCTGCTGTAATCCATTGTCCCTTCAGCTCGTCTTTGAACGCATCAAGATCAAAGGATTCGTATTGTGATTCGATGCGATTCTGTTCTTTTGCGACTTGTTTTTTGGCTTTCCGCTCTGACTTGCGTATCGATTCTCGCTCTTTTACGAACTGCGTATAAGCCGCAGAGGAAGCATAAAAAGGGTTCGGTTGATTAGGCAGTTCGTTCTGCATATCGATCCAATGACCGTATTCGTGCCGCCAGACCGATTGATCTTTTTTATCTAGCAGCTCGCCTCGCTTGGTTTGCATGGCGATTGCTTGATCTCGCCCGCTCGCGTAAGCGCGTTTGACCCCATAGATAAGGTTCGGAACTGCTTTCGTCGCCCGTATCGCATCCCTGACGGTGTCGTTTTCGCCCCACGATTGCTCGTGAAAGACGGTTTCGTCTTTGCTGGCATCGCCCCACGGCTGTTCAGGCGCTTCCTCGATCTCGTCAGGAATGACCATCGATAGAACGCACCGGCAGTTACACACGTTCCCAGGCCCGCCTCGCGGATCGCCGGGATATGCCATCTTGTACGGAATGCCTTTGTATGGCACCTCGAAATCCTGATCGAGTGGGATTTCCGTTCCGTTCATTTCCGCGTGGTGCGGGCGAGTACGATTGTCGTTTGCGGATACCCAGCGTTTTAACATTCCTGGGATGTCAGCGTCTTTAGCGATTGCAAAGTTAGCGAATCCAGCCGCCGCGTGCGTTTCTGTTCGAGCGATTAGCCGAGATCGATATTGTCCGATCGCACCACCTACAGAGTCCCGAATCGCCTGCGCTGTAGCCGGTAGCGCAAGTTCTTGATCGAATGAATTGCGGATCGCTTGCTGGATACGTTTCTTCGTGGTGTCGCTTACGTCTTGAACGTGCTGCGCGCCGACTTGATCCATGAACTGTCTATAGATCCGCTCAAATTGCGTTTCCTCCTTCGGCAAATTCAAGACTTGCGCCTGACGCCGAGAGAACTCCTCGAGCACGGCTCGGTAATGCGGCTGGAAGATTGCAAGCAGGCGCTGCTCAATCCCGTCTAGCAGGATGCGGAGCCTCGCCTCGCTCTCGTAGACCTCCGCCGCTTGGTCGCCGATCTGGTTGAACTCACGCTGTAGCCGTTTCTCGAAGCGCAGCTCCATCCGTTGCCGGATGCGGTTCTGCTCGATCAGCTCCGTTCGCGGGCTCATTCAAGATCTGGAATCTTGGTCAGCGTATCGGCTCGATGACCGACGACGGTACTGGTAGCTTGCCAGCCATCGTCCGTCTTGCGGTAGATGCGGATCAACATCGCCGGGTTTTCAGCAGTAGCATTGAGCGTGAAGCTAGAGCCTGGAACTTTAAGCGTTCCGCGTGTGACGACACGGGTGATCCGACCGCGGGCGGTTCCGCCGCTAGCCTCCCAGCTTACATAGTCGCCGACCTCGAACTCGGCCTTCTGGCTCTTGTCGTCGTCTGAATCGTCATCGTCGTTTTCTCGCCTCACGATCTCGTCTCGCTTGGCACGCGCCCAGCGCTGCCCCGGATCTCCGCCCCAGAGTCCCCAGGCTACGCGCCCAGGGGATGGGTAGCCGTCCTCGCCGGGCCGGAAGCCCTCGGCCTCTTTGTCGACCTCGTGCCGCGAGAAATAGGAGTGCATCCGCATCACCGTACGCTCGGATAGCACTTGACGGTTGACAAGCTGATTCGCCCGAGCAACGCCGACGAGCGTGCCGCCAGCATTGCCGTCCTCGCGCCATGCAAGAGCCTTTGCTGCTTCTTCGGCCATCGCCTCCGTAGGCTTTAGGTCGATTTCGGCTTTCCCGGCTTCGTCCGTTTCGCTCGTCCAGCTATTGCATACGTAATCTAGCCGGATAGGGGCGTCGTACAGCTCGCAGAACTCGTCATCCATATAAGCGCAGTTGGCGCACTTACGATAAGAGGAGTGCAGCCTGTAGGCGTCCGGGAGGTTCTGCGGCACGGGCTCACCGTTCGGATACGTCTCGGTGATTCGCTTTCCATACGCGACGCTATGCGCCTTCGTGGGCTCGTCGTTAAGCCCTTCGTCCGATACTTGCCCCAGCGGGAAAAGGTTAGCAGGGATGTAGAGATCGTCCGCACCTTCTACCTTCTCAAGGCCGAGCCGTTCCCGCGCCTCGTTCCGGCTGATGATGCCAGCGTT